AAAGCAAACAAAGCAGAGAAGAAAGTTAAAGACGCTCAACGTGTAAAAAATGCGGCGACAAGACTAGCAAAAGCTAAGCAAGCTCAAATAGATAACGCAAAGAAATAACTAAAAATCACAAAGTACCTTTAAAGGAGTATTCAAATGGCACTATGGGGAAAAACAGACGCACTAGCTTCAGTACCGACTTGGTTGGAAGATGCGGCGGCTAACACAAACAAATCAAACGACAGAGATAACGCTATCTTTGTTGACCTTACAGAGGCTGGTATTGCGGGTAACCGCGCTAAGGGTATCACTGGCCCAGGTTGGTGGACATATTGGACTGCTGGTGGACGTCACCACGCTGAATGTCTTGTACCAATGAAAGTAACCGCTGCTGCCGCAGGTGACTTAGGTGTTACTGGTGATACAGCAGTTGAAGATGCTATCGTAGCTGACGCATAAAGTAGTATATAGATTATGATATTAACAGAATCAACCTTTCTGTTGTTTGCCTCAAAATATTACGACAATCCTAATTGTGCTGATATTGTTGAGTTTGACGAAGATTTGAAAAGATTTCAGTACCTACGGAAGTTATTCGGTAGGTACAGACAAGATAATGACTTAAAAGAAAGGTTGATTCTGAATCATCTTATTGTAATTTACAATATATTTGGTTTGGAGGCTACAAATATGCTTTTCATGAAGCTTCATGATTACCACGAATACCTAAAACCTTTCGTGGTTTATCTAAACTTCATGCCTAATGTTGTTGTTTATGATGACGTGGTTATCCACAAAGATAGTATAAATGCAGACGAAAGAATAAGCGAACTGCTTAGAGGAATATAATAAAATGGTAGTTGATCTATTTTTAGTGTATCAATTCGTAAGACGTCTCGCCACCCCCTTTGAGAAGTGGGATGCTTTTGAGCAAGGTGTCATCGATAAAGATGGTAAGGTATTAATTAAACGCAAGAAATTCACCACAAAGGCTCAAACAAAGTCGTGGGGCGTTTTTGATATCATGATTGCTAATCTAAAGAAGATACTGGCTAAAGTACCAGGTGGTAGCTCACGTCTTGCATCATATGCGGCGGCACTATACCTGATCAAAGAACACAATCATTTTACAGATGAAACACTTCTGAGTGAAGATATGACTGATGAGCAATTAGATGAATCGTCATCTATGTTTAGTGAATCATATCTCAACTATATCACATTATCCGAAGCTGTCAACTCCTTACGCGAAGAACCAGCCAATAATGTCGGCAGTGGTAATATTGCAGGTATGGATGGTGGTCACATGTCCAAGGCTCAACAAAAGACTTGGACTTCTAAGAACAAATCAAAGAAGAAAACATTTAAAGATATGATGAAGGACAAACCATGATTACACTAGAACAATTCAGTGCTATGATCCCTAGCAACAAAGACCCAAAACCTTGGTATGATGCCGCTATTCCTATGTTTGAAGAATACGAAATCAATACTGTTAATAGAATTGCTGGTTTCATGGCTCAAACTTCACATGAGTCGAGAGACTTCACCGCATTAGTAGAGAATTTAAATTATAGCGAGAAAGCGTTAAACTCAGTGTTTGGACGCTACTTTGGTAAAGGTAAAAGGGACGCAAAAGATTATGCAAGAAACCAAGAAAAAATTGCAAACTACGTCTACCAAGATGAGTTCAGATCAAAACGCGGAGCTTTGGGAAACGTTAATCCCGGCGATGGCTGGCTATTTCGAGGCAGAGGTATTAAGCAACTCACGGGGCGTAACAACTACGCGGCATTCGGAAAAAGTGTGGGAATGTCAGCCGACGAAGCTGCTGGATATGTAGCGACTGAAAAGGGTGCTATGGAAAGCGCATGTTGGTTCTGGAAGACTAATAATCTTCAGAAGTGGGCTGACAAGGGCGACAACAAAGGCTTGACAAAGGCTATTAATGGTGGTACAATCGGTCTTGCTGACAGAAATTCAAGATGGGATAACTGTCTTGCTGTTATGGGTGGAAAAGTACCCACTAAGAAAGCCTCTACTAAATCTTCTGGTAGTCGCACACTTCGCAAAGGTATGAAGGGTGATGATGTAGCTAAGATGCAGAAAGCACTTGGAATTAGTGCAGATGGTGACTTTGGGTTTGGAACACAAACTTCTGTCAAGAAATGGCAAAAAATGAATGGTTTGGTGGCAGATGGTATCGTAGGACCTGCAACTCAAGCTAAAATGTTTAAATAATATAAATAGAACAATAAACAATATAAAGGAGATAGAAATGTCTTTAGAAAAAATCGTACAAACTGCATTGGCAGAACAGCCAATCGAAATGAAAGAAGCATTTGACGAAGCAATGAAAGAACGCATCGCTTTGGCTTTGGAAGAAAAGTACAAGAAGATGGCTGAAAAGTCAGACGATTCTGATGATTCTGACGAAGATGATGACGAAGACGATGATGATGATGATGATGATGAAGAGATGGACGAAGGTAAACTTCCACCAGCGCTTCAAGCGGCTATTGATAAGAAAAATGGCAAAAAGAAAGATGATGACGAAGATGAGGATGATGACGAAGACGAATAGTCTTTAGTCTGATTGTATTATGCCATCTTTTGTATACTTTGGAATAATTCTTATAGCCTTGGGTGGTGCTGGTAGTGTTTACTACAAGTCCACCCAAGCTACTATTATGGAATTGACACAATACAATGCTACCTTGACAGCACAGGTAGATCAGATAGCAGAAGTTAACGAAAAAAATCTTGCGACTATCGCTGATATGCAAGCAAACTTTGAGAGGCAACGTCAACAATATGATGAGCTTCAACAATCCTTCACCCAAATTAGAAATCAAAAAAACGAATTACAGCAACGTCTGGGATCACACGATATAGGCGCTCTTGCTGTTGCCAAACCAGGGCTTGTTGGACGAGTTATTAATGGTGCAACTGCTAAAGTAAATCGTTGTTTTGAATTGGAAACTGGTGCGGAGTTAACAGATAATGAAAGGGAAGCAAAAAATGCAAAAGCATTTAATAGCGAGTGTCCTTGGGTTTACGATGATCTTGTCTCTAGGGGCTTGCTCAGCACGGAACCCAGTGGAGCCACCGCCACGAATAGTGACTGAAATTGAATATGTTCAGCCAACAAAGCCTATAGTTCCCAAATCAACTCCCTTAGTGATGAGAAAAATCGAGTTCATTATCGTAACGCCTGATAATGTAGAAAGCGTATTTGCAGAACTTAGTTCTGATGACAAAGTTATATTTGGAATAACTGATGAAGGCTATGAAGATATGGCACTCAATCTTACTGACTTACGCGCATATATTCAACAACAACAAAAAATCATAGGTACATACGAATCTCAGTATGAGTAATAGACATGTCGGGTATGCGTCAAAAAGAACATTTTTTTTGATCCGTATTCAAAATTGCTATTATAAATACATGTACTACTATATATTATTTTCAGTGATTAATCACATGGAGTTCGCCACTAGCCTCCGTTATCAAAAGGCGTAAGTAAAGAGGAATAATATATTGTCAAAAGATGATACAAATTGGGAAACTGATATTGCTTTAATTAAAAGTGATATTAAACAAATCAATAGATTTTTCGGTAAAGTTGATAAGTCAATCGACGGAATGGCTGATCTTTCAAAGAACATAGCCGTGCAGTCTGAAGTAATTGATTACACCAAAGAGAAATTAGAGATAGTAGAGAAATTATGTGAGGAAACGAAGCGAGTAGACGAAGTGAGAATGAACGTTTTATCAGATCGTTTAGAAGAGTACAGACGTTCTTCACGTGAAGATCACCAAAAAATGGCAGACCACAACGCACATAAAAGAACTTCTACAAACAAAGAAATATTAGATAAACTAGACGCCATGGAAAAGGGCTTGCATCAGCGCATTAATGAGCAGAGCAAGAAAATAAATGTTCTGGAAAATTGGAAATTTTATATGATGGGTGTAGGTGGTGTTCTGCTGTTGTTGGTAGCAAGAATTAATTGGCCTAGTCTTTTTAGTTGACAAACCGTTCTATTCGTGTATAATTAAATACAACTGAATAGTAGGAATTTTATATAATGGTAGACTTTGTAGATATACAATACGCACAGATGCTATCTGTGCGTCTTGACAACTATCGCGTAAGACATACAGCACCATACAGGATAAACTTTCGTTGTCCTATCTGTGGCGATTCTCAAAAGAAACGTTCTTTGTCACGTGCTTGGTTGTTGGAACGCGACAACAAATTTACATTTTATTGTCATAACTGTAACGCATCGTCAGGCTTTGCTCACTTCTTGAAGGGGCAAGACCAACAGTTGTACAATGACTACATCGCTGAGAAGTTTGTTTCCAAAGCAAATAACAACGTTAAGTCAACCAATGATGATGAGCAATGGAAGTCGCCACCACCTGTATTCAAGAAGAAATACGTAAACCCTCTTACTAAGATCAAGAAGGTCTCTCAACTTAAGCATGACCATCCAGTGAAGCGTTACATTGAGAAGCGTAGGATACCTACACAACACCATTACCGTCTGTACTACGCACAGAAGTTCCAAACTTGGATCAATGAGGTCATCCCAAACAAGTTCCCTAACATAATTAAAGACGAACCACGTCTAGTAATACCATTCCTTGATGAACACGGTAAATGCTTTGGTGTATCCGCTCGTTCTTTTGATCCCAACTCAACCCTTCGTTACATAATCATTATGTTCGAGGAGAAACCAAAGATATTCGGTTTGGATAAGGTTGACATGACACAACCTTACTATATAGTAGAGGGAGCCATTGATAGCATGTTCTTGTCCAATGCTATCGCTATGAATGGTGCTGAGGGCAATGGCAATTCAGCAAACGAAAACGCAGTCTATGTATTCGACGCAGAGCCACGTAATAAGGAGATAGTCGCTCGTATGGAGAAAGTGATCAAGAATGGTCACAAACTCTGCATATGGCCTAGTGATGTCCCAGCAAAAGATATTAACGACATGTACCTCAATGGGGTTGCAGATGTAGAGAAACTAATTGAAGAAAACACGTACCAAGGATTGGTAGCAGAACTAAAACTTTCAGCATGGAGAAAAATGTGACAGTTAACGTAATTTTAGCGACAGATGTAAATTTTGGTATTGGCTATGAAGGTGATATGCCTTGGCCTCGCAACAAAGAAGATATGGCTTGGTTCAAACAGAACACAGGTGAAGACATCGTTGTGATGGGCAGAAAGACTTGGGATTCGATTGGGCAGAAGAAGTTGCCTAACAGAACAAACATCGTTATCACATCAAGAGAACTAGAAGGCGCAGATCATGTGTTTTCTGGTGACATGGGAGATATCATTGAGAAAGTCAAAGAGCTTTATCTGGCAGACAGAACTATTTGGATTATGGGTGGGGCAGAGATATACCACCAAGCAATTCCTTATGCAGATAAGCTTTACTTGACTACGTTCAATAAGCATTATAAATGCGACACATATGTAGAAGAGGATATTGTTGTCAAATTCCCTTACGTCGAATATTGGACAGAAAACGAAGAAATATCATTTATGATTAGGAGTAACTCAGAACATGCATGATTACAGTAGATTGCTAAGAATTATTATGGAGCAAGGGCAAGATGTGGCTGATAGGACAGGCACAGGCACACGTTCCATTTTTGGTCATCAGATGAGGTTTGACCTAGAAGATGGCTTCCCTGCGGTCACTACAAAGCGCTTAGCATGGAAGTCAGTGGTAGGGGAGCTACTGTGGTTCCTAGAGGGTTCTACAGATGAGCGTAGACTAGCTGAATTGACGTATGGCAAGGATCGTGATGGACTAGAGGACAAGTCTACTATCTGGACTGCTAATGCTGATAAACAAGGTGTTGAATTGGGATATCAGAACCACAAGTTCTATAAAGAATTGGGACCTGTATACGGAAGTCAATGGAGAGACTTCAATGGTTTTGATCAACTTGAGTACATCATTAATGAGATTAACCACAATCCCGATAGTAGACGTATCATTCTCAATGCTTGGAATGCCGCTGATGTTAGCGAGATGGCATTACCACCTTGTCACGTTATGGCTCAGTTCAGAGTGTATGATGGTAAGCTAAGCTGTCAGATGTACCAACGTAGTGCTGATGTGTTCCTTGGTGTACCGTTTAATATCGCTTCATATGCTTTATTGACCCATATCATTGCAAGACATTGTAACTTGGGTGTTGGTGAGTTAGTCCACACTCTTGGTGATGCCCACATCTACAACGATCACTTCGATCAAGTAGAAGAGCAACTAGGACGTAGTGAATTTGCTTTGCCAGAGCTTGAGATAGACGATAGCTTTGATTTGAACCGTGTCATGGACTTTAAATCAGAATATGACTGGGGAGAGTTCGGACTTAATGACGCAAGTAGAATTAAATTGACAAATTATTTGCATCATGATACAATAAAAGCCAAGATGTCAGTTTAAAACATTATAAATAACTAACCAAGACAACGCACAGTTAGTTGTTTGATTCCCATAGAACACTACATATACTCCTATTTTTAGGTGTAAGTGTAGTTGACACCAAAACAAAGAGGCCGATGAATGTTAAATACCCCAGAAATCAGAACAGTTAATTACGTAACCAAACGTGACGGAACCACCAAAGACTTCGATGGACAAAAGATTACTCTTGCTGTAGATAAAGCAATGAAGAGTATTGGAATGCGAAGCAAATATCTAGCAAGCGAAGTGACAGAAGAAACAGTAGATATGATCAACAATGATGCAACTGATGTTATCGTTGATGTTGATACAGTACACAGAACAGTAGAGAATGTTATGATGGATAAAGGTCTGCATGACCTTGCTCGTGAATACATTGTATTTCGTCACAACAACAAACCAGACATCTTTCGCAAGAGAACAAGTCTGAAACCATATGAGTACCCACAACTTGTGGAGTATACTGATGCTATTCGTCACTCGTATTGGGTACACACCGAGTTTAATTATTCCTCTGACATTCAAGACATGAAAGTCAAAATGAAGCCACAGGAAGTGGAGATCGTAAAGAAAGCTATGTTGGCTATCTCACAGATCGAAGTTGCTGTTAAAACATTTTGGTCTAAGATTGGTGATCGTTTCCCTAAGCCAGAAGTGGCGGCTGTCGGTATTACATTTGGCGAATCAGAAGTACGTCACGCTGATGCGTATTCTAACCTTATTGAGATCATGGGTCTTAATGAAGAGTTTGAGAAAGTTGTAGAAGTACCTGCAATGAAAAAGCGTATTGCTTATCTTGAGCAATCTATGGGTACACCATCAGACGATAAAGACTATTTCCACAAGATCATTCTATTCTCTATGTTTGTCGAGAATGTTTCCTTGTTCAGTCAGTTTCTCATCATGATGGCATTTAACAAACACAAGAATGTTCTCAAGGGTATTTCCAATGCCGTAGAAGCAACATCAAAAGAAGAAGATATTCACGCTCGTTTTGGGTTTGAACTTGTGAATATCATACGTGAAGAAAACCCAGAATGGTTTGACAAGGATAGCAACGCTGAGGTAAATCGTCTTTGCCGTGATGCGTTCAAAGCTGAGTCTGCCATTGTTGATTGGATTTATGATGATTATGATTTAGACTTCCTACCTAAAGCAACAGTAAAGGAATTCCTCAAGCATCGTTTCAATCAGTCACTAAAGGCTATTGACATGAAACCTCTATACGAAGTAGATGAGGAAGCAGTGCGTAGTACGGATTGGTTTGTCGAAGAAATCCTAAGTACAAAGAACGTAGACTTCTTTGTTAAGAGATCGACTGCTTATTCAAAGAAAACCAAAGCCTTCACTGAGGATGACTTGTTTTAAAAATAATTAGGAAAGAAATATATATGCGTAAATATAAAAAGAATTACTGGCTAAATGATGACTCTCGTACATTTTTGTCACGTGGTTACCTAGAAGAAAAAGAAAAACCAGAAGCTCGTATCCGTGTGATTGCTGATAAAGCTGAATGGTATCTGAAAGATATGGCAAAGACTAAATCAGCCAAATCTAAGTACGATGGGTTTGCTGATAAGTTTGTAGACTATATGGGTCGTGGGTTCTATTCATTAGCAAGTCCTATCTGGGCTAACTATGGCAAAGAGCGTGGTCTACCTGTATCATGTTTTGGTTCATATATTGATGAT